TCACGTGGTGGAGCTGCTAGACGTAGATAATGTCTTATCTTATAAGTAACGTGCCACATTTTAAATGTTGGGTACGTAAAGAGTTCACTTGTAATCATATGGATTATCATGGTGAATACCTTCACGCATTAGCTTTTGCAGTTAATACTATACCTGATAGATCACTAAGCTTTCAAGTTGTGTTCACAGGCTGTGATGAAAAAGAAAATGTACATGGTGGTGCGATGTGGGCAAGAATGCCTATACAAGCACTTGTAGCAGATATACCTGTAGATGAATGGGCAGAACCAATGGAAGATCATTTGTGTCAACCTTGGGATTGTGAGTCAAGACATCATAGTGTAATTGTCATGGATAGAGTTAGTTCTTCTCCGTGGATTTGCAAAATAGCTAATGAGTTTTATACAGCTAAATACATGTTTACTGTAGACTACACAGATAGTGACATAGCAGATGATCCAGCACAACATAAACAATCACATGTTTTATATTTGTTGGATGCAGGTAAATGGACAGGCAATATTGTAGCTTTACCTAACAACAGAGTTAGAGCAACAAGTCCTGCATTGTGGGTTACAGGAGAAGGTGCTCCTGATTTTATGCCATCTCAATGGACACACTCAGCAGAGGCACACGAATCTTATTTAGATCCATATACTACGTTTAATAATTTATATGAGGATAACAGTGGCAGAGGAAGCAAAAAAGACAATAAAAAAAGTAGCAAGTAAGCTAAAAAAAGCTAGTAAAGCTCATGCAGGACAAGCAAAAACTTTGTCAGCTATTGAATTAAAAAAAGGTGGCTCTGTCAAGAAAAAGAAAAAAACAACAAAAAAGAAATCTAAAAGCAGAGTTAATGAAGCTGGTAATTATACAAAGCCTGAAATGCGTAAAAGATTATTTAACCGTATCAAAGCAGGTGGCAAAGGTGGTGCTCCCGGACAATGGTCAGCTAGAAAAGCTCAGATGTTAGCCGCAGCTTATAAAAAAGCAGGTGGTGGATATAGAGGCTAATGGCAAAGAAGAAGAAAGATCCTAAAGTTGGTACAGGAAAAAAACCAAAAGGTTCAGGCAGACGCTTATACACAGATGAAAACCCTAAAGACACAGTTAGCATCAAGTTTGCGACCCCAACAGATGCAAGAGCAACCGTTGCAAAAGTTAAAAAAATCAATAAGCCTTATGCGAGAAAGATACAGATACTTACAGTCGCTGAACAACGAGCTAAAGTAATGGGCAAGACTGAAGTTGTTAGTATATTTAAAAAAGCTAAAGAACAATTAAAGAGACAACATGACAAAAGAAAATAAAAAAAGATGTGATACTTGTGAATGTTACGACTGTGACTGTGAAGATTGCAACTGTGACTGCCACGATGAACAAGAAGACGAGGTGTTAGGAGCACCTGTATGATTGAGTTTGTGCTTGTGTTTATGATGGGATTAAGAGTAATAGACCAAACACAAACCTTTGAAGACGTAGACAGATGCTTGTATTTTGCAGAGAGGTTAAACAAGCAACCTTCAATACCACAAGAGGAAGGACCTAACTTACAAATAACTGCATATTGTAAACCCATAAGGAAAAGATAATGTTAGCAGAACTTGCCGCAGCAAATGCAGCTTTTGGAATAATAAAAAGTTTCGTCTCAAATGGAAAAGAGCTTACAGGTTGTGCTAAACAAATATCTGATTTTGTTTTTTCTAAAGAAGCCATAGAGAAAAACCTTAAAAAGAAAAAAGCTAAAGGTGTGGGAGGTGGAGACTTAGAAGAGTTCATGGCTCTTGAGCAGATAAGAGAAAAAGAAGAAGAACTCAAGCAGATGATGATATATCTAGGCAGACCGGGTCTTTGGCAAGATTGGCAAAGATTCCAAGCAGAGGCTAGAAAGTCAAGACGCTATCAAGAAAAGATGGAGCAAAAGCGTAAAGAAGAATTGATGGAATATCTTGGTTATGGAATAGCTGTTGTAGTTGTATTATTTTTTGCAGGATTAATGGCTTGGTTTATAGGTAAATGGGTAGGAAGATTTTAACACCTTGCATAGGTGTATGTACATTAAAAGATAATATTTGTATAGGATGTGACAGAACCATAGAAGAAATTAAGGAAGCATATGAGAGCACCACAAAGATCACTAGCAAAATGGACAAAACAAAAATGGAGAACCAAAAGTGGTAAACCTAGTACACAAGGGTCAAAAGCTACCGGTGAGCGTTATTTACCTGAAGCGGCAATTAAAGCTTTATCTCCCCAAGAATACGCCGCCTCTACGGCTGCTAAACGCAAAGCAACTAGAGCAGGTAGACAGGTATCTAAACAGCCCAAAAAGATTGCAAGAAAAACAGCTAGATTTAGATAAGAAAAGGAAAGAATTAGATGAGAAAAGAAAACATATATCTAGCAATAGCAAAGCCTTTTCTAAAGATTGGCAATTATCTTATGACGAAACACGTGATATGTTTAAGGCAAAGACAAAAAAAAGAAGGAAATAAGAGGTTATAATGATACAAGCACTTATAGGACCTATAGCTAATTTAGCAGGTGCATGGTTTGAAAACAAAGTTGCCAAAACAAAAGCAGATGGCGAGGCTAAAGTTGCAGAGGCTAAAGCTCGTGCTACTGTTGCAGAGAAAGTTGCAGCAGGCGAGGTTGCATGGGAAGGTAAGATGGCAGATGCAACAGTGGATTCTTGGAAAGACGAGTTTGCGTTAGTAGTCCTACTAGCTCCTGCGATACTAGTCTTCATTCCGGGTATGAGAGAATATGTGCAAAGTGGTTTTGAGGTACTAGCAACTTTGCCTGATTGGTATCAGTACCTATTGTATATAGCCATATCTGCATCTTTTGGAATTAAAGGTGTGGGTCAAGCTGCAAAGATGTTAAGGAAAAAGTAATGTTAAACTTTTTTAAATGGCTATTTACTAGTCCTAATAGAGACTTATCTAAACACAGACTACACACAACTAAGTATCAAGATTTATGCATGTAAGGGAGACAAATGAATTTAATAAAACTGCAAGATGAATTAGCAAATGATGAGGGGATTAAATATGAATTATATCTTTGCTCAGAAAATCATTTAACCGGGGGTATTGGGCATCTTATTACAGAATGGGATGTAGATTACTATGGTAAACCTATAGGATATCCTGTACCAAATGAACAAGTTAATGATTGGTTTGAAAAAGATATAGACGTTACAATAAGTGATTGTAAAATTATTTTTGAAGAGTTTGATTCTTTGCCTGAAGAAGCACAACTAGTAATTGCAAATATGTGTTTTCAATTAGGAAGACCAAGGCTATCTAAATTTAAGAAATTTATTGCGGCAGTTAAAGAACAAGATTGGGAACTTGCAGCAGATGAAATGAAAGACAGCAGATGGTATAATCAAACAACTGCGAGAGCAGAGAGATTGATATCTCGCATACAAGCATTAGGAGTACCAGTATAATGTCAGCATCTGATAATAAAATGATTGAGGCTATAGCTAAGATGTATCCAAAGCTTAAAAAAAGCCAAATCACTAATTTTGTAAAAAAGAAAAAGAAAAAACCTGTAACTGTAGCAAGTATTACAAAAGTTAAAGTAGGTGTAATACCTGTTAAGAAAAAGAAAAAACCAAAGAAGAAAGTATAATGGCAAAAGAACTAACAGAAAAGCAACGTAAATTTTTAGATGTACTCTTTGATGAGGCAAATGGGGATGTTACACAGGCGAAACTACTTGCAGGCTATGCACCTACCAGTTCTACGTCTGACATCGTCAGAGGCATAAAAGAGGAGGTTCTAGAGGCTACTCAAATGTTTATGGCACGTAACGCACCTAAAGCAGCAGTCGCAATGGTTAGTGGTATCAATGATCCTACAGAGCTAGGAATCAGAGACAAGATGACAGCAGCAAAAGAATTACTTGACAGAACAGGTCTAGTGAAGACAGAGAAGATGCAAGTAGAATCTACAGGTGGTGTTATGCTTATGCCTATGAAAAATGTACAAACAGAAGATGAATAATAGAAGTATAGGAACTTGGGAACTACCCCAACCAACAGATTTAAAAAAAGATGATGAGTGGATTAAAATACCACGTATAGCTAGAACAGTACCGTTTGGCTACATCCAAGATGAACAAGACCCTGAAACCCTTAATCCTATAAAAGATGAACTAGATAAATTAGAAATGGCTAGAAATTATGTTAAGCAATATTCCTATAGACAAGTAGCTAATTGGCTAACAACACAAACAGGAAGATACATTTCTCATGTAGGACTAAGAAAAAGGTTAAAGAATGAGCAAAGACGTAAGAACCAAGCTAGAAGCCTACGCAAGTGGGCAGAGTATGCAGAAGCGGCGATCTCCAAGGCGAAAGAAATTGAAGAAGAAAGAACAGGTGCAAAAGCCTATTCTTGAGTCTAAAGTCCAAGAGGTTGAAGATATAGAAGAACTACCCATTGAGCAAACGCACAATGTTATATTTAAACCAAATGAAGGACCTCAGACAGAATTTTTAGCAGCTGGAGAACGAGAAGTGCTTTATGGTGGAAGTGCTGGTGGTGGCAAAAGTTATGCCATGTTAGCAGACCCATTAAGATATATGAGTCATCCATCATTTAGTGGTCTGTTGTTAAGACACACAACTGAAGAATTAAGAGAATTGATATTTAAATCTCAAGAGTTATATCCAAAGATATATCCGGGAATTAAATGGTCAGAAAGAAAAATGCAATGGGTAGCACCATCAGGTGCAAGGTTGTGGATGTCTTATCTAGATAGAGACGATGACGTATTAAGATATCAAGGTTTAGCATTTAGTTGGATAGGCTTTGATGAATTAACACAATGGGCAACACCATACGCATGGAATTATATGCGTTCTAGATTGAGGTCAGTAGCAAAAGACTTACCAATATTTATGAGAGCAACAACAAACCCGGGAGGTAGAGGTCATCACTGGGTTAAAAAAATGTTTATAGACCCAGCTCCATATGGAAACTCGTTTGATGCTACAGATATTGAAACAACAGAGGTGCTTAGATACCCAGCAGGACATGCAAAGGCTGGTAAACCTTTATTTAAAAGGAGATTTATCCCTGCACGATTATCAGACAATCCTTACCTTGCAGAGCAAGGGGATTACGAGGCAATGCTATTATCATTACCTGAACAACAAAGACGTCAATTACTTGATGGCGATTGGGATATTAAGGAAGGTGCTGCATTTACTGAGTTTGATAGGAATATTCACGTTGTTGAGCCTTTTGCTATACCAAGTAATTGGGTTAAGTTTAGAGCATGTGATTATGGTTATGGTAGTAAGTCTGGTGTTTTGTGGTTCGCTGTATCACCTTCTGAACAAATCATTGTCTACAGAGAGCTCTATGTTAGCAAAGTCCTTGCCACAGATTTGGCAGATATGATATTAGAGCTAGAAGAGAACGATGGTGGCATGAGATA